ATCAGTTGTATCTCTACCTACTAATGTATCGGTTGATGTAGGTAATGTTAATGTACCTGTATTAGAAATACTTGAAATAACAGGTGTTGTAAGAGTTTTGTTTGTAAGAGTATCAGTTGTTGCTCTACCAACAAGAGTATCTGTAGAAGTTGGAAGAGTTAATGTACCTGTGTTAGAGATACTTGAAATAATAGGAGTTGTAAGAGTTTTGTTTGTTAAAGTTTGTGAACCTGTAAGAGTTGTTACAGTTGAATCAATAGCAATATCATTTGCATTAGCAGTTATACCAGTACCACCAACAACGTTTAAAGTTACATCACCGCTAGTACCACCACCTGTTAAACCATCACCAGCAACTACCGAAGTAATATCACCTGTTGGAACTGTTGCTACTTGTGCATCAACATAGGCTTTAACAGATTGTTGTGTTGGTATTAACGTTGCACTATCTGAAGCCATGTTATCTTCATCAACAAATGCAGTAACAGTTATGGAACCATCAGATAAACTTCCATATGTTAACGTTCCGGATACATCTACATCTGCATTAATATCAAGTGTTGTTGTTGCAATTTGAACTTCTGTATCGGCAACAATATCAAGTTGTCCATCAACAGATGAATTAAGATAAATTGCTGAGTCTCTAAATAAAAGTTTTTCGGAAGTGCTTAATAGAATATCATCAGAGTATTGGAAATAATCTTCATCCTCCATCCAAGTAAGAACACCATCATTGGATGCAGCATTAAATGTAATTGCAATATCTGCTTCGGCATTAGTACCAAAACTTAATGAATTACTGTATAATGTAGAAATAGGACCACCATCACCAGTTGTTGAACCATCATGGGTATGTCCTGTTGATATGTTAAATGCTGAAGCTAATTGGTCGTACTCATTATTTAATAACGATGCAAAAATAGTATCGCCATCTGCAAAGGTACTTTGTCTAGTATATGTCGCCATAATTTATATTCTTCCTCCCGGTATGAAGTCTACATAAAATCCAGATACTGTATATGAAGATTGTGTTCCCGAACTTCTTATTCTAAAATTATTTGTAAATCCACTTCCTGTTAATGTTGTTCTTTGTTGAGGAAATTGTGTTCCTCCAAATATTCCTGTTGCAAAAACTGCTACACCAAATTGTGAAACTGATGATAATGCTCCAATACTAATCTCTGAAGGTTGTGGAACATTCGGACTTTCAAAATCATATCGAGAAAGTATTGTTAAATTATTATTACTTCCTTCAGACCTAATACTTGTTTTAATGTAGTATAAAGTTTTTCGTATTCCTGAATCACCATAATCTAAATCTGGTGTTTTGTAAACTGCTGTTATGTTACTACTATCAAAATTGTTACCAGTATCGTGATTGTAAACTCTACCATCTACTTCGGCATGATATAATACTTCATTACCATTAACATCTGTTCCTGCGTGTACTTGTCTTGCTGGAATACCTTTTGTTTCACTCCATTCGTATACTGCCGCACCTGTTGAGGATATTTTAAATGTTCCTATAATACCTTTTTGTGCAGAATTAGATGTTCCTGTTTTATAGTAAAATAATCTATATTGACTTTTTTCTCTTATGACCATACTGGCAAATTCAATATTAGATAAATTTGGAAAAATATTATCTCTAAATAAAGGTAGTATTTTTCTACTAATAGAACTTAATTCTATATCATCAATACGAGCTGTACCTGCAATTGTTCTTAAACCATCTGGTGCAAGAAAAACAAGGTCACCGCCTATCTCTTGAACTGTATTCCCATGAACACATCCAATATTTTTTGTGACTCCTGATACAACTGCGGTGCTATCTAAACCCGATACTTGAAATATACTGTTTTCACAAAATACAATTAGTTTATTACGAAAAGGTTTTATTGTTACTATCTTATCGCCAACATCAATTGTACCGGCAGAAGCTCCAGTAAAATCTTCTGGTTTTAATCGTGTACTATATGATATAACTTGTGGGTTATCTGAGTCTCCTGCAAGAATTAATCGTTCACCAAATATTGTAGCAAACTTTGATTTATCTGGAGCAGGACTTTCTACTTCTTTAAAGCTATAACTATATACACCACTTGAAACTGTTATTTTTAAATATGCTGGTTTATTAATACCATCAACAATAAATAATTCACCATACTGTGACTCACCTTCATATATAGCAAACTTACAATCAGATTGATTATTTCGTGCTATAGTTGAACCACTAGATAATTGTGATGCTGTAGCACCATTTAATTTTATTCCTGTATTACTAACAGAACTTGCAAAGTTACCATCTACTGTTAAAGTATGACTATCAGTAATACTTAAAACGTTAAATATTTCTCCGTTAATTTTTATATCATCTCCAACGGATACTTCAGTTGTAAATAATGTAGAACTACCATGAGCATTTACTGTTGGTGAACCAGATGTAACATTAACTGTTCCTGTAATAGATTGGTATGTATCTTTATTTACTTGTGTCCAACTATTACCATTTGTACTGTAATAAATATTACTACCGGCACACGCTACAACTCCAAGAGCATAATGAAAAATACCTTCTATATCATCTGTTCCACTTGGTTGTGCTGAACCAAATTTTGTAAAACCATTTATTCTACGATATCCACCATGAATAGATGATTCATAATTTTCTAAAACTGTTGCGACTCCGGGAGTTCGAAATAGTGTATGCGTTGTACCTACTAAATCCAAACCACCTTCGCAAGTAATTGATACACCTTGCTCTGCCATAGTTTATACCATTCGTAGTCTATCATCAATCATTGTTGCAGGAAAAGGTTCTATTAATTGTTCACGCATTGTTCGTAAACTTTTTTTATATTCTGCATCTGCTAATTGTGATTGACTTATGTTATCTTTAAATTGATGTACATAGTATCTAGCTCTTGCTAAAAGTACTGTTGTATATTGTTGTGGAAATACTACAGTATCGCCATGATTTGTTAATTCTGTTGGTTGAGAATATGCAAAGAAATAAATTTTGTATATCCCATCTGGTATAGGAGATAAACCAAATCTATCATTCTTTGGACTTCTAATAATTCTTTGTGGTATGCCATATGTTTGAGCATCGCTTTTATCTACTGCTTCGGATATAGCATAATGCTTAGTCCAAAACTCTGTTGTAATTGGATTAAGATTTCTTACTTCATAAGGTGCTGATTTACCAGACGCACCTTCTTCAGTTAGTGTAACATTTTCATAATCAATAAAACTATAATCAGTAGCTACACCTGTAGATGATGAATTAAATTTATACCATCTTGTTCCGGCTACTGTATCTACTGCAACATTACCATAGTAATCATTTGATGGGTCTCCTACTGCTAAGAAACTCCACTTATCTTCTGCATTACAAATATCAAAATATGCTCTGTTAATAACATCTTTAATATATTTTTGTATTCCTGTCGCAGAACTAAAACTTGCAGTAGTTAATTCTACTTCATTTAATTCTCTTATAAGAGTATTACATAAATCTAAAAATGTTCTAAACGGAGCTGCCATAATTTATTATACTCTGTTTAATTTTACTTCTGGATATAAATTTTCTCTTCCTTTTGTACCCATTTCACCTTTATCACATTCTCTGCGTAAATCTACCACGCCATATTTTTTTGGATATAGTTCTTTGCCATGGTGTACTGATGCTGCGTTATCACCCTTCATCATATGTGGTTGATGACGAGTAAGAACATCTTCATATTTAATTCCGTCTTTAGGTATGCCCATATTGTCCTCTCTATATGTAAATGAATAAAAGGGCGAACTTAATCGCCCCTTTATATAAGTTAATATTAGTCGATAGTGTAGATTGCTTTTACTAAAGCATCATCTCTAAGAACTTGTCTACCATACACATGAAGACCTCTTACGATATCACCGAAAGTATCGGTATCTCTTAGAGTTTCGATGTTAAGGATTGACTGTGCAGTTGCTGTAGATGAAATGTGACCACCTAAACATTGACCAGTTGCGTTAGTAGTTGCCGGTATGTTAGAAGATTTATACATAGAAAATCCTCTGATTTGACCAGAAGCTACTAGTCCGTTTCTTACACCTCCATCACCTTGGTTAAAGTCAGATGACATTAGTTTTGAATCGGTATCAGCTAGTTCTTCGTAGAACTCTGGTTTTGCGACAAACCATCTGCCCTCTTCTGGAACTTGTGAATCATCTAAAAGTCTAGCCATTCTAGCCATGATTTTTAGAGGGCTAACTTCAGAACTACCATTACCCATATCGATTGGGTCAGTAGTTGTTAATGAAGCTGCTGCTGCGTTTGCAGTATCTCCACCTAATTGATGGTCTGGAGAAGAAGTTGATACTCCTGCAAACATTGCAGTTAGTACTTCTGAATCCATAGTATCTTTTAGTGTGTATGCTGCACTAGACGCACCTACTGACGCAAAGTTAATGTGAGATAATTTCTCTTCGATATCATCCACAATAAATTTGAATGAGTTAGCTTTGTCAACGACAAGTGTTAACTCTTGGTCAGTTAAGTATTGTTTAGTAGTAGAAGCTGCTCTTGTGTAAGCCGCTACTGTGATTGTTGGTTCTTTGATGATTTTTACAGTATCACCAAATGCAGCAATCTCACCTGCATAGTCGGTGTTAGTTATTGCTTCGATTACAGAAGATTTTCTGAAGAAGTTTTGAATCTTCTTCGAAAAGATTTCTGGTACGAAGAACTCATTAGTCTGACCGGAAGTACTTGCATTAAAGTTATTGTTTGCAGCACCACCGGCATTTTGAAATACAGCCATTGTATTCTCCCTTATTAATTAAAAGTTAATGTGATGACTATATCTTATATAAGTATTTAGTAAGTTGGGTTACCAGAACCTGCATACCTACGATTGCCCATATCATTTACGACACGACCATCTCGCATAGCATCAGTTATGGAACTCTCATTCTTATCAAATTCAGATTGAGACATAGCCGCTATTTGAGAACGAGTCCAAATTTTTTTCGAACCATATCCGATTTCTTTACTGTTCTTCACTTTTATCATTTCAGAAGCAGAAATTAAATCGCCAGATGTTTCTTTTAATTTTGACTTGCCGGTATCTTGTTTAAAAAGGTCTATTGCTCTTGAAGCCAATTCAGCATTTGAATTGTTTCCATACACCCATCCTTTTATTTCTTCGGGTTGACTTTCAGCCCAACCATGGAAATTATCTGACTCACGAATTTCTTCCCAGTCTGGATGCATCCTTGCTAGTTTGGCTTCGGCTTTCTCTTTACTAATTTGTTGATTTAATGAACGAAGTGAATTTACTTCTTTCTTTACATCTTCTAGTTCTTGAGAAGTCCTTAAATGAGCTACTGATTCAACAACATCATAAACATCGGGGTATTCTTTTTTAAAACTTTGAAGGTCTTCCGTACTTTTAGGAGCTTTATATTTTGGTCTGTTAGACCTAGCTTCTGCTAAAAGTTCTTCTTCCCTTTGTTTAAAAGAATTAACTCGAGTATCATAATGCTTTTTTAAATCATCATATCTCTTTTTGTAGTCAACCTTTTTATAAGGTTGGTCAGCTTGTTCTTCCGGAGTGTCCTCTTGTTCTAATTGTTCTTGTGAGTCCACAACAACTTTAGGAGGGTCTTTCTTAACCGCTATTGTATTTGCATCAGCGAAGGGCTTAGATGCATTTTCATTTTGTTGGTCATAATCAATATAATCTTTTTTCATATTATAAGGATTAGCTTCGTTGCTTTCACTTTTTTGAGAAGTAGCTTTATTTAATAAAGTGTTCTCATTACTTTCAACCATTTTTAATCACCTTTCTTTTAGTTAATTGGGGTTTTACGTTATTGTAAAAGTAGCCGATATAGAGTGCCTAGGTGATTACCCGGGTAGCTCTATAGTGGTACGGATAATAATCCGCCTTTAGACATCATGGGTTGGTCCGGTGCAGTTTGATTTGCATCTTGAACTCCCATATCTCTATCATATTCATCTTCTGCTTTTCTCATCATTTTTCTTAATCTGTCAACGCCAATCTGTTTTACGGATTTAGCAGTAAAGACAAACTCTCCATCTGATAACATTGCAGGAATTGAATCTGATGTTCCTGTTCCCGGTCCATCAACTTCGCCTTCACCGGTAAACTCTTTCATAGACATCTTAGAAATAATATCCATTAATCTTGGATACTCTTCTAGTGCTTGTTCTAAAACTTGTTCTTCATCTGATGTTAGTACAGAAGTATCTATTGTTGCTTCTGTTTCAACATCGTCTCCCGGCATCATTGCTGTTTCCATTTGCATCGAGACATCGGGTTGTAATTCTTCTATTTGCATTGGTTCATCATTTACTTCGCCACCTTCAGCGTAAGCTTGATACCCAACATCTTCTATTCTTCCTAATCTTGGGTCTCCCCCCATTAAACCACCAGTAGCCATTTGTGTTACATTTTGTTTATTCATTTTAATTTTGTTTAACATTGGCATACCGATATATGTGGCAATGGTTTCATCATCAGCTCCATTCTGTTTCATTTTACTGTAAACAGATAAAGCTTTGTTGTATTCTTTTTTATCGTCAGTTACGACATCACCTTCTTGATACCTAGCTCTTTCGGGTGAGAATAATCTTTTAGGTGTGCCTTCTCTTGCACTTTGCGGTGTACTAACATCATATAATCCCAAACGAGGAGTAGACTCTGTTGAAGGAGTAAGAAATGTATTCATTTGATTTTTTAATTTTTCAGTTGCCATTATACATTAAATCCTTTACTACCTTTTTTAATAGCTTTTTTTATTAAACTATCAAAACTTTGTTTAGTTTTTTTAAGGTACATAGGTTTCATAGATTGTTTTTTAAAATATCGAGCTTCATTAGAAACAGGGTCAGTAAACATAACTTTTAAATCTTTTCTTTTTGCATTAAGATTTATACTAAAATCACGACTTGAAGTTCCATCTTTACTAAATATTCTTTTTACATCACCAGATTTTGTTGCGTGTTTTATTGAATGTTCTTTATCTTTTGTATCATAAGTGTAGCGGTAAGAACCTCCTTTATCTAACATAGATTTGTTATCAGTTACATCAATAAATCTTTTTTTCTTTTTATCGCCCATGTTTACCTACTTCTTTTTACCTTTTTTGTACATCATGCCACCCATGTTCATTTTCTTTTTACCTTTAGCCATACCACCATACATCATAGCAGCTCTGCCCGGTGACTTAGAACCTTTAGTAACTTGTTTATCCATTTTCATTTTAGATTCTAAAATTTTAATAGGACCAGTATATGAACCGAAACCCGGAATCTTAATTGTCTTTACTTCTATTTTTTTGTAACTTTCTCCTGCCATTGTTTACTCCTTGTATGATTTAAGTGTTTCGGGTAACTTAACTAGTTGCTCCAGTAAAGTCCATTTCCCTTGGTTGCGGAACACCGCCTGTTCCGATTGTCCCATTGCCAACTCCCGAGTTGTCTGGTTCTGGAGTTGTATTAGGTATTCCTTCAGGTGCAGCCATTGGGGACTGCTCACTACCTGCTGGAGCTTGTGTATTTGGTTGTTGTCTAGCATTTTGTAATCCTATTATCTTAGCATATATTTCTGCTTCATTAGGGTCGTTAATGACTGCTTCGGGGTCAAGGTCTAATGTATATGCCAGTTCTTTTATTAGTTCTGGAATCTTTACGAAAGGTGCTATCGCAGGATTCTGTACACTTTGTAAGAACATGGTTAAACGTTGTGACCTAACTTCTTTTTGCATTAAGCTTGAAGTACCTGTTGCTTTTACTTCTAGGTCACCTTCTATATTTAAGTCACCTTCATAGAATTGCATATTCCATTGAAAGTACGCTTCGCCCAAAGGTTTCAACATAAAATCATCTAAGTTTTTGACAACTGTTTTTATATTTAAGTTTGCCGCAGATAATAACATTGACATACCAGAAGCTGTTCTTGTCATACTTTGAACACCTGTTTGTCCATGTGAGTATGATGGTATACCTGTTGACTCATCTGCCAACTGTCTAAACTTATCAAACATCATCATATTCTCTGTTGATGTGTTTGGAAACTTTAATCCATGAATTGCTTGACCCGGCATCCCTGCTTGTCTTCGGAATATTTTACCCGGATATACATCCATGTTTTGTCCTGCAACTAATGCAGACTCATCTACATCAAATACAAGTGAACCCGATAGTGCTAAGTTATCAATAGCCATTCTTGCATGACCATTCATAATCTGTTGAGCATCATTCATGTTTTCTGGTACACCAATACCAAAAAAACTATACGGATTCTTTTCGTAAGGAAATGAATTGTATGGTATACGATATGGCTTAAATGGATTAAGGACCATTCGTAAAACTCTATTCTCAGTTACCCAAGCATTAATTTGAAACTCTTGCTCATCATCCATACCTTCTGGTATAGCTATTTGAGAATCTTGTAATGTTTGTTTATCTACTATACCCCAATATTCTAAGACTTCATATCTGTCATATTCATTTTGTGTATAGTCATCTTCTTGACGTATTTGTGTTTCATAACTTCTGTTACGATAGTTAGGACCATCATCTAATGTTGCTAATACTTGTTCTTTATCAAAGAAAGGTCTACTAAGTAAATCTCTTACTTGGTTTCTATTTAGCTTATGACGATGAATAACATATTCACACTCTTCTAAATTCTTTGCGTTAGGGTCTGGATAAAAATCCCAACAACTAACAAATTCTATTCTTGGTACTTTGACATCTTCTGGTTCGTATTGTCGTTGTCCACTTTCATTTTTATTATATTTATGTAATGTTTTGTTAAAAGTAAATGGACCTTTGATAACCCCTGTTCCTAAAAGAACAGATTCAAATAATGCATTACGCAATTCTTGCGAACCATTAGATTCATCAATCTCATCATGGATGAGTTTTTCCATACGTCTTGCTAATTTAGACGCAGGTCTTATCTGAGCCATATCTGGAAGAGGAGCAGGTCCTTTCTCTATGGCATCATCACCTAATTCTTTTTCTAATCCCGCTAATGTTGGTTGTTCACTTAACGAATTAAATGTTGTTCCCGGCTCTAATGTTTTCCCATCTCCTTCAAAACCAATTGGAGACATTTCCGGTTGAGGGGAATTACCGGGTTGATAATCTAAGTTACCTTCAATAGACGGGGTTGACTGTTGAAGATTGTCTCCCATTTGCTCTTTGAGAGGATTGAGGTGTGCATATTCAGCTACACCTTCTGGTACTTTGGTTTCTTCAACAGAGATGGGAAACTTGTTTGCAGAAAATAGTACATCAACTAATTGTCCATAAGCTGCAAGAACTTTTGTTTTCGTTACCTTAACAAATACTCTTGACTTTTCATGCTCTCTGAAATGAACATTCTTGTAGTATTTTCCACGATAATTATGAAATGCTTCTAACCATCGCTCTTCATCACTACGTCTAGCTCGTTCGGCATCATCGAACTTGTTGTAAACAAAACCTGCTAGTCTTGTTTTCTCAACTTCTTGTTCGACTTGCTCATCTGAGTTTGTATCTGGGTTGTCTGTGTATTCTGCCATATTTTCCTTATTTCTTTATTATACACCTACTTATTAACTTTGTCAAGTAAATTCTTTTGTAAATAGGGTAATAACCATTTATTGTCTCTCATCACTTGTATGAGATAATTTGTAAAACTATTTATTAATCTTTCTTCTTTTGAATCTCCTTGTAAAACGCCACCTTCTCCGCTTTCACCCGAGATATATGCTATTGCATGAAGAAGCTCATGGATAACAGTATTGACTTCATCAAGCTTTGTTAAATCTTCTTGAATGTGTATTGCATTATCTCTTTGTAAATAAACACCATAACAATCTGTTAGACTATCTTTTTTAAAGTCCGGCTTTGATACATTGATTGTTATATCTTGATATCCAACTTTAAGAATCTTTTTATCTATCATTTATCTTTTTTACCACCATAAACATACTCATTCTGGGAATGTCTAAAGTTATTAGACTTACTTGTATCTACTTCTGTTTCTGGTTGTTTACACCATTCTCTGAATTGGTCTTCTGGACCTCCCATATCATTTAATCTAAATATCTTTGGAGCAACAAATACTTGTTCAATATTCCGTTTTTTTCTGTACTTTAGCATATCATCATATGACATGACACTATCGTATACTTCGTTAGTCTTTTTATTTCTAAATCTATATGTGGGCATTAATATCCAAATGTTGGGTCAGATGGTGTAAATCTTTTTATATCTTGCATTTCTCTATATGCCGATGGTTTCTGCGGTCTTGACATTATTAAATAACGTAAAGCATCATAAGCATGGTCAGAGGATTTAGTATCTACATCTTCTGTTCGGTTAGGGTCAATAGGTATACTTTGTAATTCTCTAATCATATTAACACAAGTAGAAAATATTTGTAGCTTTGGTCTTCCTGTTTGTTTATCTTGTTTAAGATATTCATGTACTTGTATCTTACCTTGTATCCTATTCTTATCTGCCGGTCTTAGCTTATGACCTGCTCGGACCAAAGTCTCGCCCACAGTTGGTCCTCCCACGCCAGTTCTATTCCAAGCAGCACTATCAAGAACTCCTTGAATACTCCGATGTTCATCTCGTTCATATTCAAAAAGCATATCAGCTAAGTCTTCACCTGTTAAGCCTTTCTTGTAAAGCTCTCGGTAAATAATTAATGTATCATCATCTGGGTCTATCGTTGCCCATACACACGCAGATTCTGAAGCATATCCATAATCCAATCCTTTATACCGCATCCAATGTGTTGGTATCTTAAATGGTGGTATCACATGGATTTCTGGATTAAACTCTACAAATGCTGCACCTTCGGCAACATCCCAGTTTCCATCTAGTAATTGTTTTCTTTGTATTGGAGGTAATGACTCCAACATCTTTTCATATCTACCATCACTTGATAGGTATGGGTTATCATCTAATCTTGCAGGAATAAACTTTCTTGATATTCCATCTGGTCCATTAAATGAGGTATTAGGCGGAGCAAGGTCAAGATATCTTTTTCTTACCCAATGTCCTCCGACTCCCCCGGGGTTTGCAGTACACCGAATATAAGTTCTTATTTCTGGGTCTGTTGTTCTTAATCGTGATTGCAGATACTGAAGAGGAAATTCGGTAGGATACTGTGTTAATTCATCAATACCAATCCAACTGTATGCTTGACCTTGATATCGATATACATCGGCATCTCTGTCAAGATATCCAAACTCCAATGTTGCCCCCGAAGGAAACTTCCATAGCTTTTCTACTTCTCGGAACTTAGCTCCGGGAAAAGCTTTTGTGTATAGTTCTCTTGATTTGTCTATTAACTCTCGTAACTCCGGCATACTTCTTCTTAGAAGTAATGCTCTATGGGATGGTCTATGCATAAACCTAAGTGGGTCTACAAGCATAGCATACGATTTACCCCCTCCTGCTGCACCTCCATACAAAACATCTTGTTCTGATGATGCTAAGAAATCTGTCTGTGGTCCTTCATTTGGTTGAAAAACAATGGACTCTTTATTTTCTTCTATAAAGTCTCTAACTTTCTTTGGAGCTTTACTTAGCTCTTCTTCTGTTATGACTGTATTCTTTGTTGTTGACTGTTGTTTCTTTGGGTCAACAGCTAACTCAACTTTACCTAGAACATTCTTTTTCCCTTTTAGGGTCGCTCTAGCTTTTGTTAGTTTCTTTTCAAGCTTTGATAATTCTTTTTCTTTATCTCGTATTTCTTTTCGAGCTTGTAACTTTGCTTTGGTTTCTGCCGATAGATGTCTAGGGGCTTTTGAACCTTTAGGTCTTCCTGCCATCCTATCCTCTTTTATCTAATAAACCTTTTTTTCGTTCCTTGTCTACAATTTTCTTTAATCCTACTGCTGATATTTTACGCCCTGTTGAGTAGGTTAGTTGTTCTGCCGCTCCTCTTAGCGACAGAGAACCATTGATTATGTGTTCTTTTGTTTCCTTTAGAGCTTCTAACTGTTCGTTGATGGGTTCTAGGAAACCTTCCACATTTGATTCTCTGTAGCCAAAAGGAATCGTTGATGTTGTTCTACGCTTTAATGTCACTCTTTAATCCTTCTATTGGAAAGCTTTCAAACTCTACACAGTATGTGTCTAGTTGTACTGATAACTGATACTCCAATGGTTTTGACTTATAGACTTCCATTAAATCGTTTTCGGCTTTTGTACACTCAAATTCTGATGCATACAAAAAACCATTATACTTTACTGATGGTGCATTTGGAAATGATGTTAGCACTAACATAAACCATACTTTAATCATCTTCGCTATATTCTCCTTCTATAACAACCTCTTTTTTATTGGGCAATAGAAAGATACCTCCAGAAACATTATGATTTACATTGATGTTTTCCTTTTTAGCAACACCTACTCTATCTAATAAGGTCTGTGCCGCTTGTAGTTTAGCGTTTACTTGTGGTATTGGGTCATCACTCTCTAAAACCTGTACGAGTTTTTGTGCCGCTCTAGGTGCAGAGTGTGCTAAGATTGTATTTGCACAATCAACTATCTCTTCTCGTAAACTTTTAACAACCGCATAATAGCTTGTATCTTCATACCCGGCTATTTTCAATGCGGCTTTAATATCTCCATTAGCTTCTGTGCTTAACACATCAAGAAACTTCTGTTGTTTGTCTGTTAACTTGCGGTGTTTACCAGAATCTGTTCTTTGTAAAAAACTCATATCCACTATTATACACTCTGGTTAACATTTTGTCAAGTATTTTTTTATCTTGACAAATCTGAAATAGGGTGTATAATTATACATAAGTCCCTCCGGGGGTTTAACGCCTATAATCTATGTAATTATATATAGTTCTAACAGGACCGACTCGTGCCTGTATCGCAGCCCCAAACTAGTTAACACTCTAATCTGCTCATTTTGTATGACATTGCTATATATGCGGTGGGTGGGTGGCATGGCACCTGCCTAGCCCTATGACAACTTGTCACACCTCTACAGAAAAAACACCAAGCCCCATTATATATTATTTGTCAAGTCAAGTTATAACATAATTCTTTTAACTTGTCAAGCATAAAAAATAAAAAAAAATAATATTATCTAGTTAACAAAATATTTCACAATGTTACAAGCTTATATATTAATATATTTCCTACTATTAAAAATCAAATAATCTAATTAATTCCTACACTTTTTTAATTTATACATATTTTTTTAAAATAACCTGTTGACATTATATTTTCATTATGATATATGGTTTTTATTAACATTAAAAAAAATGGAGTTATTATGAATATCACTAAAACTAGTCAAACCGCTTTAAGAAGTTTTGAAACTGATGTAGAATTAAGGTCGTTTGTAATTCGCTTTCAAAATGTAGCTAAAAAATTAGGTAAAATTCCTTATTTCGTAGTTTCAAGCGATTGTAAGACCCTCAACTATTATTTAGTGTCAATTTCTTATTAATCGGTAATTTATACCTTCTAAAAGCCCCGCCCTAAAAAAGCGGGGTTTTTTTACGTCTAAAATAAATTAAGGCAAGAATAAGGCACTATCACATAAATTCAATTTTGTCAAGTAAAAAATATTATATCATAAAAATTTTAATTTGTCAATGACATAATTTTGACATAATTATATGATAAGCGAAATAAAAAGAGAACAAAACAAGAACAAATAAATCTTAATTTTTTCATAATTATGCCTTGATTATGACACAATTATATATTATTATAAAAACCATGAAAACAAAAAGATTAGATAAAAAGAAAAGATTAGAGTTAAGAAAAAAGCTTATTTCTAATTATTATGATAATAACTATTATTCTATATCTAGTATTTATAACAATATAAATATGAGTTATAGAGGCGGTAGAAGTAAAAAATGTAGATATGCAGGATTTACAAATTAATTTTAAAAAAAAGTGTTGACACAGTTTTTTAACTGTGTTATAAAAGAAAAACAAAGAAAAAGAGGAGTTAAAAAAAAGATAAAAAAAATAAAAAAAGTTATTGACATAAAAAAATAGTATGTTATAACTATAAAAATATAAAGTTAGATTTATAAATTCGAATTAAGTCGTTAATCTAGCTAAACCAAATAGAAGGGTTTAAAAATGAGATTAGAAAATTATACTAATCAAGAATTGTTAATGCAAATTAGAAATTTTGATTTTGAAATTGAAAAACTACAAAATACTAAAGATTTATTTGAAAAGCAAATAACTATAAACAATAGAAGGATTAAAAATGCGAGTACTGGAGTTAATAAACAAGCTAAAAAAATTTGATTTAGATAGCGAGATTAATTTTTGGATAGCGGATGAAAAAAGAATATTAAAAGAAGGGAAATTTATAGAAATTGTTTCATTGTATACTGATGAAGACAAGACACATTTAACAATAAAAGAGGTGTAATATGCAATACTTAGAGTTTACAAAGTCTAAAAAGCTTTTAAACATTGACAACAACGCCAAGACTGTAAAGGGGCAAAAATATGGCTACATGACAGCTATATTATATCTTGCCCCAAGTACACAAAGCGGTTTCAATGTGTGTTCAATGGCAAGTGAGGGCTGCAAAAGTGCCTGTTTATACACAGCGGGTCATGGTGCTTTCAACAATGTACAGCAAGGGCGTATCAACAAAACAAGGTGGTATGTGCAAGAGCGTGACACATTTTTGGCACAGTTACGAAAAGAGATAAAAGCTTTCATTGTCAAGGCAAGAAAAAAAAGGTCAATACCATGTGTGCGACTAAATGGCACATCGGATATACCATGGGAAACTACAGGAATTATTGACGAGTTCCCCGACATACAATTTTACGACTACACAAAAATTTACAAGAGGGCGGTAAAATATGCTAATGGTCAAATGCCTAGCAATTATCACTTGACATATAGTCTAAATGAAGATAATATACAACAAGCTTTTGACATACTCAACAAGGGCGGTAATATATCGGCTGTGTTTAGACATGGATTACCCGAGAAATACAAAGGTTATACTGTTATCAATGCGGATGACAGCGATTTAAGATTTCAAGACCCACATAATATTATATGTGGATTGAAAGCCAAGGGCAAAGCTATCAAAGACTATAGCGGATTTGTCCTTGAAAGTAACTAACATAATACAAGGAGAAAATTTTTATGTTAAATTATATCAATGCGTACTGGACTATTATTAAATTTGGTGTTATAGGTTTACGACCTACACGAAAAAGAAAAAACCAAGAGAAGTATTTGGGTTATTCTGTAACCACCACAACAGGCGGTAGAAGTAGAGAAGGATTTACAAAAGTTACCACAGGGTATAAATCTTTTTACTATCCAAACTACTACAGAAAAACAAATGTACAAGGCATACGACTAAATAAAAATGTGCCTTTTGCATACAAGTAACTATTGACAAGATAAAATAGTTATGATATAACAGGTTTATATACTTGGTTGTTTAGGTTTTAGTGTGTCACAACAAATAACATTAAATCATATCGTAAACAAACTGCTGTACCGACTATGAGCCAAGTATATAAAAAGAGAGAATGACAAAGTCATAACGACAGGTGCGAGTCCTTAGGTTCTCTCAAGGCGATACAGTAATCCTGCAAATGCTAAAGAACTGGAATTGTTAGTTGTGAACTATCAATGTGAGAGAGAATATATAATAAGCGTGAGAGCTTAACGTATTCTCTCTCATTACCGGAAACCAGAAAGAGGTAAACATGACTAAACTAACTTTTATTTTTAATGACAAAACTTTTGT